GTAGATCGAGCCGTACTTCCTGCGGTTTCGCGTCTTGTAACGCGGATCTCGCTGTCGCTCGGAGAGTGGCATCAGTGTCCTATCTTGGTCAGTAGCGCGTAGTTACGTCGCAGAGAGAGGTTGGCGTTAGACGCCGAGTGCTGGACGGTGACGGTGATGGCCTTGTTGACGGTGGAAGACTCGGAGGCCACACCCGCGAAGGGGGAGACGTAGGCCGCCGCGTCGGCTATCGAGCCGATTCCGGTGGTCGGTGGAACGACGATGTTGATGGCAAAAAAGCCGGCCAGGTTCTGGCTGCTCTGAGAGGCCGCACCGGACAGCTCGCAGATGATGCGAATGGCCCGCCGTGAGGTCGAGGTAAGAAAGCTGAGTGCTCCGGTCGAACCGGCAAACATCGTCGTCGCTCCGTACTTGACTCGCAGCGTGAAGCTATTCGACAGTCCTGTGTTGTTCAGGTAGTCGCAGGTCAAGAGCAGGCGCACACAGCCCTGAGAGCCCAGCGTGCCTCCGCCCAGCGTGTAGCTGTACAGCGTCTCCTCTGAGGCCGAAGAAACGATGTTCAGTTGTGTGGCGCTCAGGTCGATCTGCCGCGCGTAAGAGGCCGCACCGATGATCTGTCCCGAGGTCAGCGGCGGTTGGTTGAGCGTGATGTAGTCGGCCATGTAGCTGAGAAAGGCCGGAGGCAGGTTCTCCGGCGTCAGCAGCTCGGCCGCCCGGGCGCGGTTGCGGCTGGAGAAGGGCACTACAGGCGCCCGCCCTCGCGAGCGTGCACGTCGGCCAGGATGGCGTTGATGCGCGTGTCGCCGGAGGCATTGGTCTGTGCCAGCTTGAAGGCCATGCCCCGGGCCGCGAAACGGACGGGGATCTTGTCCCAGCCGATCGCCGTGTTCTCGGTCAGCGTGGCCAGGGAGGTGTAGGTAGACGACGACGGATCGGTCAGGTAGGAGACGGCCAGCGTCGGGTTGTCTGTGGCAGCGTCGGTCAGGATGCGGTCGAGGTACAGCGTCTTCCAGCGCTTCTTGAACGTCTTCGGGTCGAGGAAGTAGCGGGTTTCCAAGATCGGCGCCACCGCAGCGGTATCCGCATCCGTCTTGTTCTGGGCGGTGAACATGGTCGAGAAGGCAACCACCCGTTTCAGGTCGCCGAAGTAGAGATCGTCTCCTATCTGCGGCGTCATCACTATCGAGGCGGTGTCATCGCCGCCGATGTTGGAGAAGACGAAGGCCGAGTAGGTGGCCAGATCGAACAGCACCGCGTAGTTCGCTCCGTCGCGGGCCGAGCGGATGATGGCGACGTAGTACTGCTGGAAGAATCCGCCTCTGACCTGCTCCACAAACGTCGGCGTACCCGTACCGGGAACATGCCTTGACGCCAGGTGGTGTCGCCAGAAGGACTTGATACCGCAGAGCAAGGTCAGGTCTTGCGGCACCGTCGTGCCGTTGGTCAGGAACACCCCTTCCTCGTTGGCAAACACGCAGTAAGGGCCGTTGACGGCGATGGAGGCCGTGTAGGTGCAGCCGACGTTGAAGATGGGGTCTTCCATCGCCATGTCCGGGCTGCCCGGTGGCGGGATGCGCCCTCGCACGCGGGCGGTCTGATTGTCCGAGAAGATCAGCAGGCAGTTGGGCAGCGTGGCGTAGCCGGTGATATTGCGGTTGGCGTCCAGCCAGGCGCTGGTCGTGTCCCAGGTTGTCGGATCGCCGACGGCAGAGAAGTAGGTGCGCCGTGGTAGCGCAGTCGTGCCGCCCAGAACCAGGCGATCGTTCCAGGCCACCGCGTACTTTCCGGCCGGTGGCGATCCGGCCAGGTTTCCGAAGGCGCCGTCGTAGTATTTGGGCGCCGTCGAGCCGTCGTCAGCGGGGATGATCAGCTTGCCGGCGAACTCCACGTAGGGCTGTAGCGACTGGACAGAGGTGGTGGCGATCTGGGTGACGTTGTTGGTCGAGTCGCCGGGGATGGTGCAAGTCCCGAACTTGTTGTTGGTGGCGGTGAAGTAGAGCGTGCCGTTGAAGATGCCCATAGCCGCGATCTTGGTGGCTCCGGTCAAGTCTGTGGATATGTCTTCGGAGGCGTAGGCGTATCCTCCCCGGCGTATCAGCTTGCCTCCCAGGAACGATGTGCCGGAGGAGCCCAGCGAGGGAATCAGGTCCTGCATGTACCAGGCCGCATCGCCGGGCAGCTGGTCCCGTGCGACGTCCTGGATCATGCGCGTGAAGGAGTCCTGTAATACGATCGGCTGGGCCATCTAGGCGTAGTAGGCGGGGGAGGTGGAGGGGTTGACAGGGACTCTGCGCCGGTCGCGGATGCGGGCCGGAGCAAGCCGCGTTCCACCATGCTTGAGCACGGCAGTCCTGGCCTCTCTGACACCTACCTCGTACAGCGCCCGGTAGCGCTCGCCCATCTCCGAGGAGGCGTCGTCGTCGGCGTCTGCCATCCGCCAGAGGGCGTAGAAGGAGACGAGCTTGTGCCATTCGGCAGGGATCTCCGAGGGCGTGTCGGCGCCGGCGGAAAGCGTGGCCGGACGCGGCACGTAGATGCCGGTCAGCGTGTCGGCGGCGGTCGGTGTCGGATAGACCATCAGCAGGTTGGCCCCGGAGGTGGCGTAGTAGCGCGCAGGTGAGGAGCCCGAGGCATTACGGCGCATGGCCAGAATCTCCTGCGGCGTCATCCTCGAGAAGTGGTAGTCCGAGCCCTGCGAGGTGGTATACAGGTCGATGATGATGAGGATCTGGCTGGGCAGCGTGTAGTTCTTCTCGCCGCTGGTCAGTGTCATCGTCAGGGGGCTGACCTTGCAGTGCGTCTTGACCAGGCAGTCGAGGACGCCTTCGTTCAGGTACACGTCCATCAGCGGCTGGTCGCCGGTGGTCGCGTTGTCGAGGCCGAGCACACTGGCCAGTTCTGTACGGAAGTTCGTCAGCGTGGACATCTAGTCCTCTCAGGCGGGTGTCAAGGTCAGAGAGTCCGTGGTGGCGGGTGTCAAGGTCAGAGAGACGGCGCTCGCCGGTAGCAGCGCGCTCGAGGAGACGACGGCGATCGTCACCGCCCGCCAGGAAGTCGAAGTGTTCGTGTAGGCGGCCGGGTCAGACGTGGCGGCGTTCAGCAGTTGGCTGCAGCGCGCGTGGGCGACGGCTGTGGGAAGACCGACGGTGTTGTCCGAGTTCTGGCCGTCGGCGTAGGGATGGTCGGAGATGGCCGGCTCGCCGTCCAGGGACACGCAGACGATCCACAGACAGTCCTGCGCTCCCCAGCTGGGTGTCAGCGCAGGCGGATCGGCGGCGGCCGACGTGCCGGTGGCGGAGGCCGCTTCCGGCGTCGTTGCGGTGTGGAAGCCCGAGATCAGGAATCCCCAGGAGGCCCACTCCTCGGAGGCACCCGTGCAGGTGATGGTGGCGCCCGTGGCCGGGTAGCCCTCGGAGCCGTCGATGATCCGGTAGCGCACAGACTGGTAGACAGCGGAGGCGTCAGAGGCACCATCGTTGAGCACCGTCCAGCCCGTCGGCCAGGTCACAGCGCCGGAGCCGTCCTTGGATACGGCCACGATCAGCAGCCGCCCGCGCACGTTGGAGCCGTCGGGCAGGTCCAGGGTAATGGAGGTGGCATCGGCCGTGACATCGGGGCCGTGACTGGTTGCCACAACGGTGGGAAAGGCCATCTAGACCCCCACTCCGAGCAGGGTACGGCGACCCACCAGCGGGGTGCCACCCGCGACAACAGTCCCATTGGTGGTAAACGTCATCGTGTAGGTGGAGGCAGTTGCCCCGAAGCGAGTGCGCTGACCTACCGTCGTTACCGTGAGGGTGTAAGCGGAGGCGGTAGCGCCGTTGTGGGTAGCGGCGCCGACGTCTGTACCGCGGAGCGTGTAGTTGCCCCGGAGGGTGGCCCCTCCATCGGCTCTACGTAAGCGGAAGGCTCGGTTCGTGCTGGGAACGGCCCCGGCTGTCGTGATAGCCAGCGTGTAGGTCGAAAGGCTCGAGCCAAAGTGTGAAGCGAAGCCTGCCGTTGTCGCAGCCAGCGTGTAGCTGGAAGCGGTGGCGCCGAAGTGTGAAGCGAAGCCCGCAGTCGTCGCCGAAAGGGTGTAGGTAGAAGCAGTTGCCCCGAAGCGAGTGCGAGTTCCTGCTGTCGTGGACGTAAGGGTGTAAGTGGAAGCGGTGGCGCCAAAGTGCTCTGTCGCGCCGGTAGCTTGTTTCAGCTCCAATCCGACGACGATCGAACTCCCCGTCGATGCCCACGAGAAAGAGGAGGCGGTGTCGTTGACTTCGTACTGAGCCGACAGCCGTCTGGTGGGACTGGCGTGCCCGCCGTCATCCAGCTCCGTTTCCCCGCCGGTCGGGTTCTGCACCTCGTTCGAGTTGTGCGCGAGAAAGGCCAGGTGGATGGAGGTGGCAGCCGCCAGGGCACCGTTCAGCGTGACCGTCTCTGACGTCCCCGACGAAGACGTGGCGAGGATCTCCGGCTGTAGTACGAAGTCGGTTGCGTCTTGTCCGCTGGCCTGGACGACGATCACCATGCAGCCGGTGGGCGAGCCAGAGATCGTGACCGTGATCGAATCCGAGCCGGGGGAGGCGACCGTCTTGCCGCTCCACACGGTCATCCCGTAGTTTCCCAGTGTCTGGTCGGAGACTTCCTTCGTCCAGGCACCGCTCAACCAGGAGGGAGTGCTGATCGACGGTTCGGGGACTGCCGAAGCAGCGGAGTTGCAGACACAGACGATGATGCCCGCGCTGCCCGTAGGAGTCGCAGCAGCCCACGTATAGGGGGAGGCATTGCCGGTGTCGAACAGGCTTGTGCCGACTAGGGAGACGGCTAGTGCCACGGACGGACCTAGCCCTCTAGCTGCTGGACAGGCACCGCCTGCGCGAGCTTGTTCAGCAGCGCCGCCGCTTCCTGGCCGGAGATCATCTCTCTCTGTAGGAAGTTCTGGAACGCCTGAAGGTCGGCCAGCGGCAGCGCAAACCACGGCTCGGCGGCAGGCGGTGCCTGCGTCGGCGGCACGGCGGGTTGCTTCTTAGGCGGCACCCTTGATCAACCCCTTCTCGACCAGGGCAGCTCTGATCTCGTTGACCAGAGTCACGATAGCGTCGGCCTGAGCGGCGGTCGTGTATCCAAAGGGCGCGACATTCGTAGCGGCGGTGGTGGCAGCAGCCGCCTGCGCTGCGCCCACGCGTTGAATGACGGGGGTAGCGTTGTGGAACGCGAGCTTCTGCCCCGTCGCCGTAGCGATCTTCGTCCCGGTGGCCGTGTCCAGCTTGATGTTGTGGCCCGCCCCGAGCTTGATCGCATCACCCGAGGTGATCGTGCCGGCTATGTCGAGGCCGACCGTTGCGATTGTCGCGTTATCGCCGATGCGGAAGCCGAAGTCGCAGTTAGCCTCTATGCCGAAGCCGACTATCCACTCCGAGGACGAGGGGAAGTTGGCAGAGTTTCTCTGTAGCGCGTAGCCTCCTGTGCCCTTTGCGGTGCCCCCATTGTAGGCTCCGCTGCCGTTTACGTCGTCACCGTTGCTCGCCGATCCGGTCGCCGACCCGAGAACTCTCGTCACCGTCGGAGCGACATAGGCGAACATGCCTCGTATCACTCCGGCACTCGTGGCTGCTCCCCCCGAGGTGTAGGTGTTGGTGAAGGTCGAGCCCTGAAGGTCGAAGGTGTTGGCGTCGATCTTCGTGATCGTCCAGGCGGCGTTGGCCTCCGTCGTGCCGCCGACGTTGCCGATGGCGACCCGGTCGCCGGTCGAGAAGGGATGCGAGGCGGCGGTAATGCGGATCAAGTTCGGACCACCGTTGCTGGCAGCGCCCGTGATCGTCACCTGTCCTGCCGAGGCGTGATCGACAGCCAGCCCGTACAGTGCAATATCGGAGTCGCCCGTGAGCCCGCCTCCGTATCGCACGATCTTGGAAGTGAGCGACCCGCGCGGCCCGGTGATCGTGGCAGTGCGGTTTGTGCTTGCCAGTTGCGTGAATAGCTTGGTCTTCTGTGTGCTTGCGAAGCCCTGAATCTCGTCCAGTTGCAGCTCGCCGCCTGCGACGAGCCTCATGCGCTCAGCGCCGGTCGTTGATCCTGCCGGGGTAGTGAAGAAGCGGATGTCGGCACCCTGCGCCGTCGAGGTGAAGGATTCAGAGGCGCGGAACTCGATGTAGCTCCGCGCCGCCGTGAGCAGGGTCGCGGCCGATACGTCGTCCGCTGCGTGTCCGCCTGTTCCGCCGACACGACCCATCAGGTCATCGGCCTTCGTGCGTAGCGGCGCGGCGATGGTGCCACGGAAGCGCCTGAGCAGCAAGGCGGGCAGGGGGACGATATCGCTCGTGTCGCCCCAGGCGCTGATCCTGTTGGTAACACTGGCGCCGTCAGCGTTCTGGAGGAACGTCGCGCCGGTGGCCAGAATCGTCAGCGCGCCGGTCATCGTGTCGCCCGCCAGTTGCACCCAGGTCTTGACGATGACGCGCTTGTCCACGATCTGGTTAGAGGCGATGGCCGTGTCATTGGCGGGCACGTAGACGGCCGCCAGCACGACCTTGCCGGCGGGATCTCCGAAGACGGGGTTCGATGCAGCCGTACCAGCCACGGCGGACTTGGTACCGGCTGAGTCCACGCAGATGAGATCGAAGCGCGGATTCGTGCCGTCGGCAGCCGTGATGGTCACGTTGCCCGAGGCGACGGTGGCCGACGTTCCCGCCACGATGGCCACCCCGGAAGCCACCGCCACAGTCATATCGGGAGTCCCCTGCGCCGTGACCTCGCAGCCGGAGACGACCCCGGTCAGGTTCCAGGCAGGCGCCAATATGTCCGCGAAATCGCGGGAGTCCGGTTCCGCGAGGTCTGCATGAAAGGCGCCTGTCTCGTTGGGGATCGTGAAGGCCATCTAGGCCGCGATCGGCGTCAGCACGATGTCCAGATCACCGGCGGTAATGGTGAATGTGTCGCCTGCGACGACTGCTCGAGCGACGGCCAGGTCGTCGGAGCCCAGGAAGGTGCCCGCCGAGATATCCGACCAGAACGAGACGTGGCTCAGTGTCTCCGCCGTGGATACATTCGTCCAGGTGATATCGGCGGAGTTGGTGATCGCTCCGCCGGAAGCAGCCGAGCAGGTCACAGCTTTGCGGGTCGTCTCACCGGCCGCTGCCGTAGTTCCGGCTGCACCAGGGTCGCCCGTGTGCAGCTTGATATTGAACGAGGCCGGGTCTGAATAGGCCACGCTGCGGCAGAGGGCATCGAGAATCGCATTTGCCTGCCCGCTTGCAAGTCCTACAGTCATATTTCAGCTCCCTTCTCAGTGCGCGACGTAGACGATCTGCACACCTGTCGTCGAACCCGTGCCGGTGGTCAAGGTAAGCGCTTCGCCCTCGTCCGTCTCGAACCAGCCCAGCGGGTTCAGCGGCAGGACCGCGCCGCCGTTGGCCGCGTTGGCGAACAGGGCGGAGATGGCGCCGGTATCGGAGTTGAAGGTGGCGTTGGTGGCCACGGCGCCGCAGACGAAGGCCAGAGACAGCACACGGATCTTCTTGCCGACGATAGCCGCCACCAGCGAGGAAGCCGTCTGCGAGGCCGCGATGTTGGCGAAGGCGTATAGCGGAGACTCGACGCCGTAGGCGAACTTGGAGAAGCCTACGGCCATCAGACTGCGGCCAGCAGGCTCTTGAGATCGCGGGCCACCGCCAGCACCGAATCGGCCTTTTCAGCCTGCGCCTGTAGCGCGATGATCTGCGATTTGAGCTGAGCGATCTCCGACTGCTTGAGCAGGTCGGCCTTCTTCAGCGCCTCGTGGGAGGCCGCCAGCCCGGACTGCTTTTCCAGCTCGCCCTGCGCGTGGCCTGCCTGCTTGGACAGCACGATGTTCTGCTGCTCGGCAGCCGACAGGCTGCGCTTGGTCGCCGCCAGATCAGCCTTCAGCTCTGCCTCTTTACTGAGAACCGTTGCCATTAGAGCAGCTCCTCTCGGGAATCCAGATCCCCGTCGTTGGCTTGGACATACCCTTGTCGATCTCGTTGTCCAGGCGATTCAGAGTCGCCTGGGACGGCCCCAGCCAGTTGGAGCCTTGGAAGTGCGTATCCAGTAGCTTACGCTGCTCCGTTTTCACGTGGAAACCGCAGCCTTTCAGAGTGCAGACGTCTGGAAAGGGGGGGTCGAGCGGCTCGAAGCAGTTGGCGCACATGTAGCCCTGGTACATGCGCCTGTACTCCTCCTCGGAGACAGAAACGTGCGCCTCGCGGAACACGCGCCCGTCCGGAAAGACGGCCAGCCAGTCGGGATCGTCCTCGACGACGGCGTTGCGGATGGATGTGGCCGGCATGTTCCTCCCTTAGAGGCCCGCGATGCGGGCAGACTGGACGGCCTGGTTCGCGGCACGAACGCGGCTGTCCGTGCCCTCCCAGTCCGTGTAGTAGTAGAGGATGTCTGCAATCACCTCGGGCTCCGAGTGTCGCAGGAAGCGCAGATAGCACTCGAAGTCGCCGGCTCCGTCGTAAGACTCGTCGTAGCCGCCGAGCAGATCGGAGAGTGCCTTGCGCCAGTAGACCGCGCCGCCGAGCATGTACTGCCCGCGTCGCGTCTGCTCCACTGACTCGCGCGTGCCGCCTCGGTAGAGCATCGGGTTTCCGGCTTCGTCTCTGATCTCCGTTGCCGCCACCAGCCAGTCGGAGTCACCGATCGCGTCGGCGACGGTTGCCAGCGCCCCGGGATCGAGAGTGTCGTCGTCGGAGAGCGTGCCGATGATCTCGCCGCGTGTCTTCTCGAGCGCCTGGTTGTACAGGTGGGGGATGTTGGAAGGCGCTACGCGGTAGAGGCGTATGCGGGGATCGTCCGAGACACGCTGCCGTTGGTCGGAGTTGTCTATGACGACCAGTTCCCAGTCGGCCCACGTCTGCGCGAGCACCGAGGCTATGGCGCGATCGAGCATCTGCTGGCGATTGCGGGTCGCCATGATCAGCGAGATCACGTTTCAGGCCGCCATGAGGTCGTTCCACCACTCCCTGTCCCAGGGCCTTGCGATGTCGGGCAGGTAGCCGATGCGCGAATGGACGAAACTGCGGACAGGCTCTTCTTGCGCCCAGTGCACGAAGGGCACGGGGAAGCCGCGCTTGTCGGTGCGGTCGATGATCTCGTCGGGGACGAGGCCGCGCACCGCATCGCGCAGTACCTTCTTGCCCACGCGCTCGCAGGCCGGTAGCGCCAGCGCGTACTCCACGACCGCCTCGTTCATCAGCGGGGCGGTGATGGTCAGCCCGTTGGCCGCCGCGATCTCGTCATCGACCCGCGCCAGTTGGGCCAGCGCCGCGAGGTCGTGGGCCAGCGCCGCCTCCAGATCGCGCGGGTAGTCGGCAGGGAGTTCGTAGTTCGAGTAGCCGTCCGGCCTCTGCTGTCCGGCGACGATCATCAGTCGTGCGTAGCCGCCGAATAGCTCGTCTGCGCCCTCTCCTGTCAGCGCGTGGTCGATGAACTCGGATACCTCTTTCGCCACCACGAACTGTCCCAGCATCCCCGGCCCCGTGTAGGGCGGAGTGACGGCATCGCGCATGGCGTCGAAGTTCTCGCAGAAGTCCTGCGGCGTGATGAGGATGTCGGCGTGATCTGCCCCTGCCGCGAGGTGTGCGTAGCCGCGCTCGTCGTAAGGCTCACCCTCGTAGTAGCCGGTGAAGGTGGGGCACTCCCGCGCGATGCAGGCGACGACAGACGAGTCCAGACCCCCCGAAAGCAAGACTCCCGTATCGGGCGTGACGGCAGCACGTACCGCGTCGGAGACAATCTCTTCGAGCGTCACGCCCTGTCCATTTGTAGGTGCGTGAAGGTGTGCTCGACGCCGTTGGAGGCGTACCAATCGACGGCGCCGCGGATGCCGTTTGGCAGGTACGCCATCGCCTTCCAGCCCAGCTCCTTCTCCAGCCGCGACGGGTCGAGCAGGATCGACGGGGAATCGCCCGGCGGGCGGCCGATGAACTCGACCATGTCCGGCGTCACCTCGACGCCCATGGCAGCGGCGACCGCCTCGAACGCCTCACTGATCGCGTAGTCCCGGCCCGTGGAGACGTGGTAGACGCCGTCGCCGTCGCCCTCGATGATCGGGATGGCCGCCTTCAGCAGGTCGTAGATGGAGATGAAGTCACGGCGCGAGTCGGTGACGATGCACTTGTTGCCGTCCGTGATGCGCTTATAGAAGGTGGGAATGGGCCCCGACAGGTTGCGCGGCCCGTAGATGTTGGCCAGCCGCAGTGAGACGTAGGTGATGCCAGAGTTTGCGATGTATTGCTCGGCCGCCGTCTTGGAGATGGCGTAGGAGTTGTCCGGTGCGATCCGCGTCGTAAGCGGCAGTGGGTAGGGCGGAGCGCCGTGGTAGGGATCGTGCCCGTAGCAGAGCGCCGTCTGGAAGTAGACGATGCGCTTGGGGTTGAGGCGGCAGACCTGCGCGGCACCACGGACGTTCGTGTCGATGTCTCGCAGCCACTTAGAGCCGTCCGAGTAGGAAGCCGCACAGTGGACGATGCAGTCCCATTTCTTTCCGAGTGGCTCCATGTTGTGGCGGACGTCCGCGAAGCGGCACTCGGGGAAGTTGTCTGGACGCCCGGTGAGGTAGTTGTCGATGCCGACTACTTTGTGGCCGTGGTCGTCGAGCACCTCGGCGACGTGAGAACCGATGAAGCCCGCCGCGCCGGTCACGAGAATCTTCATCGTCTGCCTCCTCATGGCCGGACAATAGCCAGTACCTCCTCGTGCCACATCAACTGCCGTCCACGGACGGCCTTGTCGATGAAGCGGAAGTCGGAAACACCCGTGTCGTCGTCTGCCCAGTTCGGATACGCCCCGATACGCGGCCAGATCAGCATGGGCGTAGCGAGGTTTCCCGGCCTGATCTCGTGTGAGTGCCAAGGGTCATTGTCCCCCGCAGACTCCATACGGAAGACGTGGACGTGCTCGGGCCACTCTGATACGTGAAGCCGGGCTACGGCAATCGCGCCCTCGGCGTACACGTCGTCGTCGTCCATGAACAGCATGTGTGTCGCCGTAGCGACGGACATGGCCCTGTCGCGGGAGGAGTTGCCCCACTTGGCGGCGTCGTCTCGGATGACGAGCAGCTCGTCGCCTGAGGCCATCTGAGAGGTGATCGAGGCAAGCGTTCTGTCCAGGGTGGGTCGGCCG